CTTGTATAAATGTATGACCGCAAAATCTATGACCGCAAAATCTATGACCGCAAATATTTTACATCAACACACTGTATCACGAGCCAAAAAATTGAAAACACATAAATGATTATTCAAATCAATATAAAGATTCCCCCAATAATAAGCTATACCAAGATGACCGCCAAAGCACAACCAATCGTATTAGACAACACCACCTGGACCGCCGATGCGTTCAAGTTCATGCCTCCCAAGGTCAATGACAAGGGTGGAAAATCCATTAATTTAATCAGCACCCAAACCAATCGCTCTCTACACATCACGACTCCTCTTATGACTACTTGGGGAATCAGTGATTTCATTGACCCCAACACCGGAGTCAGTGATGGAAAGCACAGCATTTCGCTCACATTCCCCAACGAGGGATTTTCCAACAAGAACACGGACGCCTTCTTGGAGAAGATGAAGGCATTTGAGAGTGCAGTCATCGATGCCGCCGTGAAGAATTCCGAGATGTGGTGGGGCGAGCAATTAGAGCAGGGCATTTTGAAGCACACCTTCTTCCCTGTTTTGAAGTATCCTAAGGTCAAGGGAACCAAGAAGTCAGATTTGACAAAGAGTCCCAGTATTAGTGCCAAGGTGCCCTATTACGAGAGAGATGGACGCTGGAATGTGGAGATTTACGATGTGAATCGTACTCTGCTTTTCCCTTGCGATAACGAGGAGCTAACTCCTGCGCACTTTGTACCCAAGCTTAGCAATGTTGCTTGTGTTATTCAGTGCGGCGGAATCTGGATTGGAGGCAAGGGATGGGGAATCACCTGGAAGCTTGTTCAGTGTGTCGTCAAGCCCAAGGAGGTTGCTTCTGTATTTGGAACTTGCCACATCAATTTGTCGGAGGAGGACCGTTCTGCTATTGTGAATGGCAGTGAACCCGCCGAGGATATTGATGATATTCCGGCACCGAGCAAAGTTGAGACCAAGGCCTCAAACAAGGTTGAGGCACCTAAGGCGGCTGCTTCTGCTTCTATAGTGAAGAAAGTTGTTGCGCCACCTGTCGTCCAGGCAGCCGTACAAGCGGCCCAAGTAGATGACAGTGATGAGGAGGAGGAGCCCGAGCCAAAAGTTGTCGAGGTTCCAAAGGTTGTTGAAGCCCCTGCTGTTGTTGCTGCCGCTGCGGCCCCTGCTGCCCCTTCGGCCCCTTCGGAGCCAAAGAAAATTATTAAGAAGGTAGTCGCCAAGAAGTAAATGCTCCACATATTAAGCATTCACTTAAGACCTTCTTGTTTTTTATTACAACTATATTTGTCAAATACTTATTTGTCAAATATATAGAATATGCGCATGGCACGTAAAACAATAAAACACCGCAAAATCAAACCGCTCAATTGTAATCCATCCGTAAAAACACCGATTCCGCGTTCATGTATGACAATCGAGGCACTCATGCTATTGCGCGACGAATACAATAAAGACCATCCAACCAATCGTATTATTGCGGAAAAACCGGTGCTTATCTGGTACGAACTCAAAATGCGGCTTCAATGTGAAGATGAGAGGTGCTGGCTCGGCGAAATTGACGATGTTGCCAAACGCAATATGGTACAAGACCAATTGTTCGCCCCCGACCATCCACCCGAATGGATTAAGAATCCGCTTGAATGGTTGACGAATATTGACATTGACAAAGTAATGGCACAATATGAGCAAAAATACGCGGACTTTGAATATTTAGGCACTACCTCTATTGATTATGATTTTATTGTTGACAAAACACGCGGAACATGTGTCGAAGATATGTTGTGTAAGTTTGATTTGGCGGCGGCTGGCAATAGAGGCAAACAGCGGTTTGCGGCAGTTTTCAATTTAGACAAACACGATGAGCCGGGTTCACATTGGGTTTCCATATTTATTAGTGTGCCTAAGAAAACAATTGTGTTTTTTGATAGTGCCAATGGCGGGGTTCCCAAGGAAATCCGGCGATTTGCGAAGCTGATTCAAAAACAAGATAGCGAGTATAGATTCATTGCGTCCAAAAAAGAACATCAGAAGAAAAACACCGAATGTGGTGTGTATTCTATCCATTTCATCATTGAAATGCTGAATGATTTTGACAAGATGTTAGAGATGGTAATGAAAGGCAATATATCGGACAAGGCAATGACACGTTATCGGCGCAAGTATTTCAACCGACCAAATACATAATAATATTATTTTGTAGTTTAATAGTATAATGTTATCAGTAAAAAAACGTAAACATAGAAAAAAAACAAGACGAAAGATAAAAAAAGGAGGGAATGCGGTTCGAGTATATCATATACCTAGTGATAGTGAGACCACACTATTATATCCAATAATAGAGGTTATGCCTTTAAATAACGCTTATGGTAAAAAAAAGTATGTTAAAGCTGTGAAAGATGGGAAAGATGAGAAAGATGAGATTATTCCTTATTTTTCGGGAGCTGTATCACTAAGAGATCTTGTACCAATATTGAATAATGGCGAAGAAAAAAATGTTTTTGATATGTTTTCTGGTAAATATGTTCCAAATATTAAAGTGAAACAAAGCACAATATATGTGCATTCTAAGCGCGATTTACAAATGATTGAATTGTATCAATCCATTTATACTAAGTATAACCGTAATAATTTACTAATAAAACTTGTGAAGTTGTTAGAAAAAAAAAAATTAAATACTATGGTAGATTCTATGAAAAAATATATTGATGCTGCTGCTGCTGCTGCTGCTGCTGCTGCTGCTGCTCCTGTTGATCCTGCTGTTCTTGATGCTTTTAAAACCCAATTTGGATTGCCAAATGACATTGTCCTAGAAAAACTGACTATGTATGAGTCTAAAATATTAGATAAACTGTACCAAGAAATTGATGATGATAGTGTTAAATCTATTATGGAATTTATTAATGACCCTGCAAACACACAACCATCACATAAGTATAAACTTATTTATTCCGAAAATGATGACAATACATACGATAATATTCGGTATGTAATTATTACATTAATGTTAAATACAGACATACTTAAGGAATATGCTGATGCTGCTAACAAATTGGCTGCTGTTGCTGCCAATCTGGCTGCTCCTGTACAAGGTAATAATAATCAAATCCCGGCAATAGTTGCTGCGATTGCTGCCGCCAATCCTCGTGCTGCTGCTGCTCCTGCTCCTGTACAAGGTAATAATAATCAAATCCCGGCAATAGTTGCTGCGATTGCTGCCGCCAATGCTCATGCTCCTGCTCCTGCTCCTGCTCCTGCTCCTGGAGACCCTCTACAAGCACGCGCATTAATTGCCGCAATTGTTGCGGCATTAGCTGGACCAGTGGCATAAGCAAGACTATGCGCAAGACTATACGCAAGACTATGCGCAAGACTATACGCAAGACCATAATATATTATTGTAATCCTCCTCTACAAACTGGACATCTCAAATCGCGTTGAAACCATCTTCTTAGCGCGGCTTCTTTGAATACATGTCCACATCGCGTTATTTTCATAACATTAGCACCCACCTCTATTGGTTCTAATGTTATCGGACAAGTTGTCGGTTCTGGCAACTCCGGTTGCGCATAAATAGTTGTATTGTTTGATATATCGAGTTGTGTTGGAACACCACCTGTTTGGCCAGAAGCATCACGCAACAATGCTTGGCCAGAAGCATCACGCAACAATGCTTGGCCAGAAGCATCACGCAACAATGACAAAATATAGGCTGGATTAAAAACTGATACAAACTCAAATGACAGAGTGTCTTCTGCAGGTGCTGCTGCAGCAGTAGCAGCAGTTGTCCCTCTATAATCATTCAAACTGCGTCTGAATCCTCCGCCACTTCTTGGTGTAGTCTGCGTACTAATAATGTCCAGTGCATCCGAAACAACTTGTAAATACCGTCGCTGGTTATTTTGTAAATCTCTCAAAACATCGTAAATATTGTTCGAACCATCCATAATAAAGTTGAAAGGTATAAAGAGTTTTGCTACTTTTCTATATATATATTTTTTCAATGAATATTTCTCCCGCGAATTATAAGACAAACGGATTCACCGGATTGGCAAATCTAGGTAATACATGTTTTCTCAATTCGTGTTTACAAGTCCTCTCACATACCTATGAACTCCATGGGTTATTTGATAAACCCGCGGTCCAAACAAAAATGGCAATTAATTCGCTTGATGTCCGCATATTCAATGAATGGAAAATACTTGTTCAATTAATGTGGTCGGGAAATGGCTTTGTGAAACCTATCCGGTTTGTCTCGGCCGTCCACGAAATTGCGCAAAAAAAAGACGTGGATGTATTTACCGGATTTGCACAAAATGATGTGAGCGAATTCTTGCGGTTCATCTTGAATTGTTTTCATAATGCGATTGCGCGACCAGTGAAGGTGAATATTAGTGGCAAACCGCGGACAAATACAGACACACTCGCCATCAATTGCTACCAAATGTTGTCGTCGTCATATTCAAAAGATTATTCGGAAGTCATGGAACTGTTCTATGGCATATCGGTGACGGAAATAAAGTCGGTGTCCTCACCAACCATTGTGGTACATTCGCAAAAACCGGAGCAATATTTTATGGTGGATTTGCCAATTCCGAGAGCTAGTGCCAATAACAATACTATAACCTTACTCGATTGTTTCGACTTATTCGTCGCGCCCGAACTCCTGACAGGCGACAATATGTGGTTCAATGAAAAAACGGGGCATAAAGAGGTCGTGGAAAAACGCACCCTCTTCTGGTCATTGCCACCCGTGCTAATCATCACACTCAAACGCTTTGAAACACGCGGATTCCAGATTGGGCGCATCAATGATGTAATTGATTTCCCGCTTATTTCGCTTGACCTATCCAAGTATGTAGAGGGATATCGCGCCAATAAATACGTGTATAATTTGTACGCGGTTTGTAATCATATTGGCGGACCCTCGGGCGGACATTATACGGCGTATGTGAAAAACGAATCGGCCAACAAATGGATACATTACAATGATGATGGAGTGTCAATAATAGAGGAACCCGCCGCCTCTATTGTGAGCCCACTGGCATATTGTTTATTTTACAGAATCGTGTCATAATATTTTCACTAGAAGTAATATAAGAATGTCTTCATCGGAGAAAAAAGTGCCCGATCCGGCAGATAATTATTTTGATACAAATACGACATTAATGACATTGGGGTTTTTAGCAATTTATTTTATTATTTACGCAATTATGAATGTGATTTTTGATGAAAATAACCATACTACAAAAGCCAGTTTTGTGGATGTGGTATTTCTTGTTGTTTTCTTAGGAATATGCGTATTCTATTACTATTCATTGAGTGAAAAAGACCAGGACACATTTTGGTCGGACTTGAAAGAATCCACGCGCAAATATTTGAATAACGCATACTCGGTATTACATGTACTCGGGTTTTTAGTATTATTAAAAATTGGAATTGCCATTTTTGGAATCCCGACAGAATTGGGGATGAAACCTTGGTCTGTCGCCTTTTTAGAATCAGTTGCCTCTCTGTTTTTGACGGTTTTGGTGCTTATCCAGTTTTTCAAATACATATTCCAAATTGATATTGTGGGTGTGATATTTGGAAATGTTGATTGGGATAGTTTATTCAAGACAAAGTCGGAACATAAGACGAAGCCGACTACAACGACAATATCCGAAGAGAAAGAGTCTTCCGGGCCTAAAGAAGAGGTATTCAATGTATCGAACAACCTCTATACATATGATGACGCCCAGGCCGTTTGCCGAGCAATGGGGTCTAGATTGGCAACTTATGATGAAATAGAGGCATCCTATATGGGTGGAGCGGAATGGACAAGTTATGGGTGGAGTGAAGGCCAACACGCCTACTTTCCCACGCAGAAGGCAACATGGGCGAGACTTCAAGAAATCAAAGGACACGAACATGATTTAGGAAGACCGGGTGTTAATGGAGGCTATTTTGCGAACCCCAATGTGAGATTAGGCGTGAATTGTTATGGTGTTAGACCCCAAATGTCTGCGGCGGATAGTGCGCTTATGAATGCCAAGAAGAATAATCTTGTTCCGCGAAGTGCAGAGGAAATTGAATTGGACAAGAAGGTTCAATTTTGGAAAGAGAACAAGGATAAGTTTCTGGTGTTGAGTGGGTTCAATAATGACAAGTGGTCGAAGTATTAATAATACATAGACAGATGAGATGAGAGGCATTGATAAATATTTTACCAAATAAAATATGTATTATGAGTGTACCAAGCTATTTATTGCTTTGCTTTTGCTTTTGCTTTTGCGCTGACGTTTACGTTTATCTAACCTTCGTTTATTGGACCTACGTTTATTAGTCTTACAAATACTTCTTCCACCTGAAGGCGTTGTTTGGTCTAGAGTTTGCTTTTGCTTGTTCTTATACTTAGATTTTAAATCTTGTATTGTTATTCTTTCACCCGGTTCACCAAAAAAGTGTTTAAACTCTATAGCTTCTCCAAAAACACGTTTCAACCAAGTTTCAATAATACGATCCTCAGAATCATCAATATTATCAGAAAACTTAGATTGGTTCATATTTACAAATATTTGGTTTCTAAAACGACCCAATGGTAAAATCATCAACAAAAATAATACACCGAGTGAATAAATATCGGTTGATAACAAACCAACACTATTTGCTATTTTTGTTTTGCCTTGTAACTCTGGAGCCATATAGAATTTTGTCCCTCTAACATAAATATCTCCAATACTTCTTGTAACGACTAATGACCCAGCATCAATAAGTTTAATTGTATTACCATGTAAAACTATATTATCGGGTTTTAAATCAAAATGTACAAATCCATTTTCGTGTAAGCATTCTATTACATCAATAATTTGACCAATATGGTTTATTTGCGTGTTTTTGTCTGGTTTAGATTCACTACTATAAATGTCAAATAAATCCGTCCCGCAATTTTCCATCACAATTGTTAAAGTACTATTGGGTATGCTATAATGATACCCGACCAATTTACAAAAAGATTCGGGGCATATTTGCGTAATTGCGTAATAATTTATCAATTCACTTTCCAATGATTCAATAATATTATCCACAGGTGTTCGCTCAATACGTTGTTGAAGGTTCATAATTTTGACAGCATATTGGCCATCTTCTGATATATATCCTGTGCCAAACGCACTTGGAGGAAATATTACAGAAGAAGCACGTGGTATTAGATGGGCTTCAATTCTTGGAATCTCGTGCGGAAGACTATCTATAAAATTATCAATTTTGGCTTTGTCTAGGTCTAATCCTGGTATTGTTAACGAGAGCTTTGGAGGCATATATAAAGTGTCTACATATTTTTACACCTTTGCACATTTAGGTCGGCATCTTTGAATGAGCTTAGGTTTGAGAACATGTGTTTCTGTTTTAAGTATATGCTCTTGCGTATTTTTTACAATTTTGGATACAAAATTGTGAAAAGTATAATTTTAAGGACGAAGCATTCCTTGTAATGTTATAATATCTAATCGTTCGTTCGGTTCGCCAAAAAAGTCTTTTACCTCTATTGTTTCTCCAAAAACAGGTTCTATATAACTTTTTATATCAGCCTTATCTTCTATACTTAATCTTTTATAATTAACAGAAAAATTAGAATTATGTGTAGTTGAAAATATACGGGTTTTCAAATTACTTGGTGGCATAATCATAAATAAAATTGTTACTCCTAGAGAATAAACGTCAGTTGCGAACAAGTTGGTACTTCTCTCTATTATATATTTTCCATGCAATTCAGGAGCCATATAGAATATTCTTCCGCTATTTAAAATAATATCATCGGTTTGTCTATATAATGTCCCAGCATCAATAAGTTTAATTCTATTATTATGTAAAACTATGTTTTCTGGTTTTATATCACGGTGCACATAACCATTTATAT